AGGCTGGTTTTCAATGTGTTTTTGGTCGGCACGAGAGGATTTGAACCTCCGACCCCCGACACCCCATGACACCGCAACTAAAGTGCTACAAACAGCGTCTTTTATGGTGTCGGGAGGTGTTCATGTGTACAAACAAACAGTGCTTTTTTAGCAAAATTCGCACTATATACATCAATGGGTTATGGGTAGTTTCTCCCCAAAGGATTTAAGTATGAGTTGCCTAAGCTTAGGGTGGAAAGCATCAAATATGCCTGTGGCACTGTGGATGAAAACTCTTTTTGGCGAGGGTGATGTGATTTTACAAATTTAAGGTTAAAATGTTTTAAATTAACTCTAATTAAATTTATAATATCATAGGTTGGAATAGTTAATTTGTTGTATGTAATGCGCATGAATTTAATAATTTCAAGGGTAAACACATGGCGAAGGAATTTGAGTTAAATAAATGGATTGATGAGAGTCTTCCAAAATTTGAGCTTTTAGGAAAACATATTGCTTTTATAATTGAAACTTTACTCCAGCAGAATGAAATAGCGTATCTTTCTGTAAGTTATAGGACTAAAACCAAAGAAGGAATTATCGAAAAGGTTGGTCGAAAAAATTATAGAAAACCAGTTGATGAGCTAACCGATGTTTCAGGTGTCAGAGTTATACTTTACCTTGAATCAGATATAGCTAAAGTAAGTGAAATTATAAAATCAACATTTAATATCGATGAAAAAAACAGCATGAGTAATGAGAGTAGACTTTCATCAGATAAAATAGGTTATAGGTCCGTACATTATGTATGTGATATTGGTGAAAATAGAATTGCTTTAAAAGAATATGAATATATTTCAGGGTTGAAATGTGAAATTCAAATTAGAACAATGTTGCAGCATGCTTGGGCTGAACTGACACATGATAGAAATTATAAGTTAGGTACCAACTTACCTTTACAAATACAGAGAAAAATAAATCTATTTTCGGGAATGCTTGAGATAGCCGATCAGGGATTTTCTGAAATAGTTAGCTCAATTGAACAATATAAAGAATTAATTGATAGTAATGACTTAGGGCAATTAACTTTACAAAAAATCAACTCTATAAACTTACACAAGTTCGTGGAGGAAATTACCAAGGAATTGGGGCTGGAGCTAATGCCAGTCTTTGATTGGGAAGGTGATTCATCAAAGGAAATTCTTGAGGAGTTAAAAATCTCAGGTCTTAATAGTTTTAATGAAATTACTGAAGCCATACCAGAAAATTATAGTGAAGTATGCAAACTAAATGGTGTCCATTTAAATATATATGCTTTTTTACGCGATATAATGGTAATTCATAATTATGAGGCGTTGAATGGGAAAGATTCTATTAATTGGGTTCTGGCTTCAGAGTCTGAACCTGAGGAATTGGAAAGGCATAAAAAATTCTATTCCAACTTTATGGATCAAAATAGAGCAACACAATTAGTTCAAGCTTTTACATTAATGAATGATTAATTTTTTTTGTCGAGCATCAATAGCCATCAAAAATGATGGCTTTGAAAAATGGAGTACATTTATCCTGAATGATTCAAAGTTTTTTAGTCAAAAAATTCCCAAGTCCTGACCGAAGCCCATTCAGATGGAACTGTCAGTATAAAACCTGTCATTTTACATAAGCTAGTTCCAGCTTGTTATGCGCAATAAGCTAATAAGCCATAATTTCTCCATGCGGAACGACAACCCAATCGATGTGGTTTTGCGTGTAGATTTTTGTCGACTTCGCATCGCTGTGCGCCATGCGTCCTTGTGGATCTATACCTTGCTTATCAAAAAGGTGAGCAGCCAGCGCTCGGATTTCATGAAAAGTTGGTCTTTCATCCATTGCCAGCTTGTCACATAAACCTAGCTTGTCTCGTAGTGCTGAAAACGACCTGCTCAGATAATCTGGAGCAACCTGTGTCGGGTGTGACACCTCTTTACTGCGTTTAACCTGTCGCTCCGGAATCCTGTGAACAACAAACGGACTGGCTACGTTATCCCTACTTTCATCAATTATGCGCTTTAACTCATCTCCAATTGGAATCGCAACGTGGGATGCTTCCTTCTTTTGTACCTTTTGACGATGGATGTAAAGCGTTCCATATATGCCATCTTCTGGCTGTTCGAGCCATACACAACCACAAATACCATTCTTTGGTTCACGAATGGAATACCGAATCCTAGATACTTCTAGGCGTGCATGTGTCGTCTGTAAGGCCAAATCCATCGCAGTTCTTAACCACGGCGCCGCAGCACTACGTATAGCCATGAAATGCTCTAGCGACAGTCGTTGCCTTTTCTTCTCTTCAGTCCTGCGCATTTTCTTCCTGGTCGCTGGATTGTCGAGCATCAAGGATTCATCGACTGCATACGAAAAAAGCTTTTTTAGAAAGCTGACTTTTCTGTTTTGCACGTTGGCGGACGCGCCGGCATGGTATTTGTTGATGTAGGCGTTCACGTGCTCCAGTTCGATATCGCAAGCTGGAATACTAGTGAAGAAATCTTTCACGCGTAATGCGTCATTATTCCAATCATCCAATGTACTCTGAGAAGGGCGTTCGTCTTCAACAGCCCGAGCCATGATGTGATCCACGTGATCTGCAAATGGTTTGGCTTCTCCAGTAACACCGCCGGATTCTCTAATGAGATTATCAACGGATGGAGAAAGTTCAGGTCTCATTCTAAGGTTGTACTCACGGGCAATAGCTATGGCCATGGCCCGATCCTTACCTATATTCTTCTTCTTGCCTGTTACAAGCGTGAATTTATAAACACCGCGATCTTTATCAAAAAATAAATAATCTGGCAGGTGTCGGTATTCTTTTTTTCTTGGCCTTGCCGCCATGGTTAGCCCTCATTAATCAACTGGCGAACTGCTTGACTAACCATTGAGTCGACGCCCCATTTTTCTGTTTCGCAGACAAAAACAGATCCGTCCACGATACGCCCCATGAGTAAACCATTCTCGACCCAACGTTTAATCGTTCGGTTATCAGGAACAGAGTCATCGGTGAACTCTCGGCGTCCCCATTGACTCGCCTTCATCAGCTTTGCCATGGTTTCCTTCTCCATAAGCCCGGCTGCACCCGGGCTAATAGTATTGTTACTCGCTACTGGTAGTGATGTTCAACTTCGGTGCTGCAAAAATCTTAATGCCAGCCGTAAGAATCTCGTGAATAGCGTTGTCATTACCAGAACACCAGCCTTCTGCATATTCGCGGCTGAACCCGCTAATGTGCATTACTTCGCCTACGCTACGTTTTGGAAGATTTACCTCCCGCGCCTCCAGTACAGCACTTCGCTTTTCCGCGTTTGCTAGTTGTTCGAGGAGTTCTTCAACTAACGTCACACGCATCACTACCTTCTGACAGTCGTGGCGTTTGGCTCTGGCGATTGTGGCGCGCAGAGTCGCATATTTGTTGGGGGTCATTGGACGGACTCCTGACGAAGATGGTTTATTTCGGCGTCAAGGCTCATTCGCTGGTCCATCGATTCCGTCAAGGCGGCAAATGTAACGTCCAAGCGAGTGGCTACCTCACGCATCAGGGAAGCTTCTGCTGGTGGCAGTTTCCCCGCCGCAGCATGGGCTGCGGCTACCAGTTCTTTTATCTTCATGCGAGGCATGCGCGTGATTCCGTAAGCTCATTGAAACGGTTAATGAACAAACCATATGCCTGGCCTGGGCGAAGAGGAACGATCTGGATAATGTCGCTGGCCGGAATACCTTCGAGGCAAGGCCAGAGTGAGCCGTCGTCGATATCCAGATCGCGGCGTTCCGTGGCAAGCATCACCAGATCGGCGTATTTCACTACCGCTGACATATCAGGGGTGATGCTGAATTTGGCCCGGAGCAGCTGTTCTACCCGCTCTTCAATGCGGCGGTAATCTGGAAGCAATGCTTTCAGGGGGGCAGGGATGTCCTGGCAATAGGCTTCAGCTGCGTCATGCATCAGGGCTTCAAAGGCAAACTCTGGCGGCACAATTTGGCTGCACAGTACCGAGTGCTGGGCCACGCTGTAAAATTCCGGCAGATGACCACTGAAGCGGCAGATGTGGGAAAGTGCGGTCGCAATATCCTCGATCTCTACGTCGTCAGTGGTTGAATTGAGGTAATCGAATTTCTTACCTGAAAGTGTCTGGATATAACTCATCGTATTTTCTTCTCCATATTTGGCAGCTGCACCTGCGCCAGTTTTTGGTTGTACGAATCCCTCGCCATTGGCGATTAATAAAGGGAATTACGCTTCAATAAATCCCCGCGGCGCCGGGGATTTAATGCAGTGAAATTACGCTTTAAAGTTACCGATAAAGGTTTCAACCGGCTTGTCGGTGAACTTCTCGATCAGCAGGTCACGGAACTCGTTGGCGATAGCTTCTTCCTGGGCTTCCAGTTGAACGATGCGGAGTACAAACACCGGTTCGCCGCTTTTAAGCAGGCTGTTACGCAGGCTAAAGCGGCGTTCGCCCAGGCCTTCATATGGCACGCATTTGAACTCGAAGGCGACAGGCATCACGTCTTTACTGCTGGCTTCAACGCTCTGCATCAGGGACTTTCTGCCGCCAAAATCTTCGTCTTCATGAGCTGCTTCCGAGACTTGTTTGATATTGACGCGACGAACGGCACCAGCTGCCTGCGCGATGGACAACACATTCCCGTCGGCATCAAATGCGGTCAGAAAGTCGGCCCAGTCCTCCAGCCATTCAGCAATTTCTTTCTGGCCCAGACGATTGCCGTTTACCTGAAGCAAGGCTCGGAATGGTGCTGTCTTTTTGAGGTTGATAGAGGCGACGTTATCAGCATGGCCAGGGTTAGCCAATGTACCGATGTTGAAGACAGAGCGTGCGGTCATGTTGTCAGCATCGATAAAGCAGCGCGCTGGTTCGGCTTCGTTGGCATAGCCTGCTGCGTAACGCACAAAATCAGGAATACTGGTTGTGGTCATGGCGCCACGGAAGCGAAAACGCTCCAGTTCGAAACGCTCGAGGCTTTCAACGTTAACACCTTCAGGAAGCAGGGCAGTCGGGCATGCCGTAACTTTTGCTGCATCCAGGTGGTACCCGGAAAGAACCAAGTCTTTCACCTGCTGCAGGGCATTGCCGTCTAAAATCTGGGACATAAAATTTCCTTAATATGTGGTCAATCGGATGTCAGTGATTTGTCTGCTGCGAATCACTGTGCCGCTTTAAGCTTTCCGTCAACGCCGCCATTGATCCCGAACAGCTGCCCCTGATCTTCCTGCAGGATGGTCAGCTTGCCGCCTTTGTTAACCCACATTGGTGTTTCGGTGGTGTCTTCTTCGGAGGCTTTACCGCGCGGGGTTGGGGTGACGTAGTTCAGCTTGTGCTTGATCTTGACGCGCTTCTCTTCGACGGAGTTACCCATACGCTCAATATCAAAGGTGAGGACTACTTTGCCCTTGGTACCGTTGTTCAGAACGCCAAGCGCGGTAGTGTTTAAAGCTGCCGCGATCTTGTTCATGAACACGCCGGCATCCAGTTCGCCCAGGAAATCGGGCACTACGGTCATGCGGTCATTACTCATGGTCTAACCCTCGGTGAGGCGGCTGCCACCGCCAGTGGAACTTCTCCATACACAACAGAAAAGGGCACCTGCGTAGCACTGACGGCTGCAACCACCATTTCTGCGCCCGGGTGGATTGGGGAATGAGCCCGTCGCCCGGTGATGCCCTTGTCTCTTGTGTAAAAAAGGTGCCCACCGATGTGATGGGCAAAGACTACACACAGCAATGATTTTGTTGTGGCGGTGGTGCCTCCACCTGCCGGACCGGCCAGAACCGGCGACGCTACACCTCAAGAAACGTATTCATTTCAAATGTTGAAATAAAAATTTGTTGGCCTCGTCACGTGCGCAGAGCCGCATTACCACAACTGGAAGCGCACTCCACCAGGTAACAAACCGATCCCCATCAGTGAAAAGAGGAATGCGCTTTCATGTTGTGTTGTGCTGGTCGGTGCTGATCTCCAACTTTCGGGATGGTTGTGCCATTGCCCCGCGCGGGTTAATAGTCCGCTGCACATCAGCCTGTGCATTCACCACAACGGTGAGAGCACTGTTTACCTGCTTTACCGCGTCGCGTCTCACGCAGTCCGATAATCAGCAATGCTCTCGCCTGTTGTGCCCTTAAAAAGCTGGCTGTCACCCTCAAGGGGGAAGTGAGCAGCCAGAACAGGGAGCACGTCTTATTGTTTTGGCCTGCTTTTAGCCACATCAGGCGAGGTGATGCCTGCTATTCCCCAACAACAAGGATTCGGTTATTCTGCTTATTCCCCAGCAAGTTAAAGGACTAAGCGTTATGTCATCTGCTCAAGAGCAAACTATTAATCAACTCCGCTCCGATATCTCTAATCTTACAAAGGCACTCGAGCTGGTTAATGAAAGGCTCAACAAAACTCAAAACGAACTTTATGCGTATGTACTAGTTTTATCTTCTGGACTTACCGCTATGGATGAGTCCACAAAGGAGCGTGCACGAGTTTCCTTAGCCTCAACTATTGAGCACTATCCTGAGGGGGATAAAGACCGACCTGAGTTTCTTGACCAGGCATCTGAGATAGCGAAAACAGTCTTTGTGAAACACGGATAGCGATTTTTTCCAATATCCTGCAGCTCCTCAGTGGATGGCACTTTCGCCATCCATTCTTTGCGACCGCAAACTTAGCATTCTGATTCCTGCTGAAGACGTTTCGTCATTTCTATTCACCTATATATTCCTGCGAATCATCCGGTCATTCATATGCTACCGGCGGCTACTTCGTGGGCTTCCTGCCTGTTCGTTGTTGATGAATGAAATCTAAAATAATTTAGTTTAATGGTCAAGGTGAAATGGCTAAATATTTTTAGTTTTCACCAAGGGAGGAGGGAAAGGAGGAAGGATTAGCGGCGCATTTGTCGTCGATGTTCTACGACCACTCCAATTATAGAGATATGTTCTACAGCAGAGTTTAAAGGAGCAAAATCAGGATTTAATGGAATAAGTTCAAAGACTTCCTTACCGTCCTCATTAACGCCTCTTGCACGATATTTCTTGAAGGTGGCGTACTCGCTACCATTTTTGGCGACTACGTAATCTCCTGGGGCTGGGCAAAGGTCAGGATCAACAATTATGGTATCGCCCTCCTTAAATTCTGGCTCCATCGATTTGCCGCGGACTTTAAGGGCAAACGTTCCAAAGGAGTGCGCACCTGTTGTTAGAATGTAATCAACAGCGCCTTCTAGATTCCTTGCGTCGCTTTCAGATGTCCACGTTCCCGCTTGTACCCAACTGATAATAGGTACTTGCATTGCTCCAATGGTACCAGTAGAGACATTAGATTTTTCTTCTTTGCCTGTTAAAAGAAAAGCTTCTGATACGCCAAAATACCGAGCAAGTTTAGTAAGCGAGACACCGCCTGGGATGTTTAGGTCTTTCTCCCAATACCCGACAGTCACATCCGTCACGCCCACAACCCTACCAAGTTGCTTTTGTGTGAGCTTTCGCTCCTTTCTTAGTGATTTTAAACGACTTCCAAATGTATTCACGGTTGTTCGCCAGTTGTCAAAAACTAAATTATCTTAGCTTTAATTGACCTAAATTTGTTTGGTACGTAATATCTAAATAAATTTAGGAGGGTGTATGACAACAACTGAGTTAGAAACGTTCTTCGGAACACCCAATAAAGCAGCTGATTTCTTCGGTGTATCCCCTGAGGCATTTTACCAATGGCGGAAAAGGCCGGGCAGTTTAATACCAAAAGGCCGCGCTGCTGAAGCTGCATATCGCACCAAAGGAAAGCTCGTTTTTCGTCCTGAGCTTTACAACAAGCCTAATGGACTGAAGTCCTAAGAAATACCACAGAAGAGAGGTACAAGCCGTGGGTATAGAACCTGAATGGAAAGTGGATAAGCAGCCAGCCTGGCTGGTGGCCGCAATCAAAAAAACGATAACTGAACTGCCTGGCGGGTATTCCGAAGCAGCTGAGTGGTTGGGTGTGACCGAGAATGCGCTGTTTAACCGGCTGCGTACCGATGGCGATCAGATCTTCCCGCTGGGTTGGGCGATGGTGCTTCAACGTGCTGGTGGTTCAAACCACATAGCGAACGCTATTGCACGTCACTCGAACGGTGTTTTCGTGCCATTGGCTGACGTTGAAGAAATAGAGAACGGCGACATCAACCAGCGTCTTATGGAGTCAGTGGAGTGGATCGGCAGGCATTCGCAATACGTTCGCAAAGCTACCGCTGACGGCGTTATTGATGCTCAAGAACGCGCCCAGATTGAAGAGAACAGCTATCAGGTGATGGCTAAGTGGCAGGAACATTTGACGCTGCTTTTCCGTGTGTTTTGTGCGCCGGAAAAAGGTGACGCCCGCGAGTGTGCAGCTCCGGGCGTCGTGGCAGACAAATCTTGTATGGAGAAGTAATCCGCATGACCAGTTTAACGGCTTTTAACCGTTTACCGCAACTCAGGATGATCCCGGTACCGGGCGCTCCGTTGTTTCGGTATGAACGCAGAATAGCAAACCGCTGGGTGCCATGTAACCACAGTCGGGCGGTCGCAATTGTGGGGGTTTACTACAGGAAGGCGAAACGCTTATGCGCGAAGTTAACCGAAGGTTCAAAGACCACAGAGGGATCCCCGTTCGGGTTATCCGGTGGGAGCCAGAGACTCAACGAGTTATCTACCTGCGGGATGGTTATAACCACGAATGTTTCAGCCCGCTCGAACAATTCAAGCGCAAGTTTACAGAGTTAAAGGACGACCATGAGCACTAAATTAACGGGTTACGTTTGGGACGCTTGTGCCGCTTCTGGCATGAAGCTGTCCAGCGTTGCCATCATGGCGCGTCTGGCAGACTTCAGCAGTGATGAAGGGGTTAGCTGGCCCTCCATTGCTACCATCGCGCGCCAGATTGGTGCTGGTGAGAGCACGGTTCGCACTGCCATATCTCAACTGGAAAAAGATGGTTGGTTAACCCGCCAGCAGCGCCGTAAAGGCAACCGCAATGCATCGAACGTTTACCAGCTCAATGTTGCGAAATTACAGGCTGCTGCCTTTTCTCACCTGTCAGATTCTGACGCATCAAAATCTGATGCCTCAAAAACCGACGCGTCAAAATCTGAGGCATCAAAAAACGATGAAAAAGGGGGTTTTCACCCGTCAGAATCTGGGGGGGATCCGTCAGTAAATACAACTACTGATCCATCAGATAAAAAACATTCTTGTCCGGTTGCTGCGCAACCCGACCCTGTGGTGGTTATCACCGATCAGGCGAAGCAGGTTTTATCACATCTGAACAAGACCACCGGATCACGGTATCAGGTCTGCAAATCGTCCTTGGAAAACATCCGGGCTCGCCTGGCTGACGGGTTTACGCCCGATGAGCTGCTGTTGGTGGTGGATTACAGCGTCGAGAAGTGGGGCGAAGATCTGAAAATGGCCGAATATCTGCGCCCAACAACGTTGTTTTTGCCATCTAAATTCCCAGGTTACCTGCAATCCGCAAATAAGTGGAACGCAGCAGGACGCCCAGAACGACAGTACTGGGGCTCAATTCGTAAGCATGATCCGATGAAATTTGGTGGGCCAGATAAAGCCATCCCAGCTGGCTTCAGGGGAGCGAAATGATGAGCATGAATGCTGATAACAAATATTGCCGCGCGCTGGCTGAACTGCGCTCAAAGCCAGCGCATGAATTGAAAGAGGTTGGCGATCAGTGGCGCACTCCGGATTTGTTGTTTTGGGGCATCAATTCGATATTTGGGCCGATGGTTCTGGATCTGTTTGCAGACGATAGCAATGCTAAATGTCCTGCATGGTATACCGCCGAAGATAACGCGCTAACGCAGGACTGGTCAGAGCGTCTGGCAGAACTCGGTGGCGCCGCGTTTGCAAATCCGCCATACAGCCGTTCTCAGTACCATGAAAAGCAGGCCATCACTGGCATGACCCACATCATGAATCACACAATGGTGATGCGTGATAAAGGTGGTCGTTACATATACCTCGTGAAGTCAGCCACAAGTGAAACATGGTGGCCGGAGGATGCCGATCACATCATGTTTATTCGTGGTCGTATTGGGTTCGATCTTCCTGTTTGGTTTGTTCCCGCTGACGAGAAGCAGCAACCCACCAGCGCATTTTTTGCCGGGGCAATCGCTGTCTTTGACAAAACCTGGCGTGGTGAAAGATTCAGCTATATCAATCGCACCGAACTGGAAGAAAAAGGGCGTGCTGCATTGTCATTGGCTCAATTCGCCGCGGCAAAATTGGCCCTTCCGTCGGTGCCGACAAAAGTAATGCCTGCTCCCATTGCAACGCCTGATGCAGAGTCACGCATCTGGCCGCTGGAGGTTGGTCTGGTATTCAACCAGGTCGAGGGGGCGGATTCTCTGGGGGTGAACCAACAGAACAAGTTGAAGGCCAACATCAACCAACTCTGGCTGGAGCGCGTGCCTACCAGCGAAATAATTAGCGTGGCTGGTGGTCTGGTTAACAGCATGCAGGGGGCCGTCAATGCGTGAAATTATCGTTGATAACTTTGCCGGTGGCGGTGGCGCGAGTACCGGCATTGAACTGGCGATCGGGCGTAGCGTGGATATCGCTATCAACCACGAAGAAAACGCTATTGCGATGCATAAGACGAATCACCCGGACACTCTGCATTATTGCGAGTCGGTGTTTGACGTTGATCCAATCGCAGCCACCAGCGGTAAACCTGTCGGTCTGGCCTGGTTTAGCCCAGACTGTCGCCACTTTTCCAAAGCGAAGGGCGCTAAGCCAGTTAAGAAAGAGATTCGCGGGCTGGCGTGGATTGTCTTGCGCTGGGCGCTGGCAGTACGTCCGCGCGTCATGATGCTGGAGAACGTCGAAGAATTTAAGACATGGGGCCCGCTGCTGGATGAAGAATTACGGCCGGATCCTGAGCGTGCTGGTGAAACATTCGAGGCATTTGTCGGCATGCTGTCGACGGGGATCGCGGCGAATCACCCAGCATTGGCTGAGGTTTGTGAATTTCTTGCCATTGAGCCGCAAGGCCAGCAGGCGCAACAGCTGATCGCCGGGCTTGGCTATGAGGTCGATTATCGTGAGCTGCGCGCTTGTGACTACGGCGCGCCGACGATCAGAAAGCGTTTCTTCATGGTCATGCGCTGTGACGGCCGCAAGATTCATTGGCCTGAAGCGACTCATGGGGATCCAAAATCACTGGAAGTACAAAGCGGCAAGCTGGCGCCATGGCGTACCGCGGCGGAGTGCATTGACTGGAACATCCCGGCCCGGTCCATCTTCGACCGCAAAAAGCCGCTGGCGGAAAATACGCTCAAACGTATAGCCCGCGGCATCCAGCGTTTCGTTATCGAGAATGCTTCGCCGTTTATCGTTAAGTGCAACCACACCACTTCACACGGCAAATATGATTGTTTCCGTGGGCAGGAGCTTGAGGCTCCTTTACAGACCATCACGAAAACCCACGGCTATGCGCTGGCGGTACCGCACCTGACTAAATTCCGCACCGGGGCCACCGGGCAGCCAGTAACCGAGCCGGTACCAACTGTCACCGCTGGTACGTCGGCGCGCCCGGGCGGGAATGGGCATGCGCTTGGCGTAGTTGAGGCCGCCCTGACACCGTTCCTGGCTGGCAATGGCGGCAGTGAGTACCAGGCAAAGCCGCGCCCGCTGGATAAACCCGCTCATACAATCCTCAAGCAGTCCCGCGCGTGCGTGGTTGCGCCGGTCATCGCCCGCCAGTTTGGCGCCAGTGTTGGGCACAGGGCTGACGAACCGAGCGCGACGATTACTGCAGGTGGTGGCGGTAAGTCGCAGCTGGTAACTCCAACACTGATCCAGATGGGGTACGGCGAACGCCCAGGGCAAGAACCGCGTGTTCTTCAACTGAATAACCCGCTCGGCACGGTCACTGCTGGTGGTAATAAGTTTGCAACGGTGAGCGCGTTCCTGGCGAAGCACTATGGTGGGAATTACACGGGGCCGGGTGTTGGTATGGATGAGCCTGCCCACTCAGTCACTACTGTTGATCATCACGCGGTAGTTGCGTCGCACCTGGTGAAGCTGCGCGGAACCTGCCGCGACGGTCAGACCATGGATACACCTATGCCGACGATTACCGCTGGTGGCCAGCATGTTGGCGAGGTCCGGACATTCCTCGAAACATACTGCGGTGATAGCGAGGATGAATGGCTGGTGACGATCGAGGGGGTTAAGTACCAGATCGTCGATATCGGAATGCGCATGCTGCAACCGCATGAGCTTTATAAGGCGCAGGGCTTCCCTGACGGCTACGTTATCGATCAGGACTATCGCGGCAATCGTTACGCCAAAGACAAGCAGGTAGCGCGCTGCGGTAACGCAGTACCGCCGCCGTTCGCTCGTGCGCTGGTAGAGGCAAATCTTCCTGAATTATGTGCAAATCAAAAGGCGGGTGCAGCCGCCTGATATGGAGAAATAGCATGAATCAGTTAACCGCAAAGGGTGTTGTGACAATGTCCAGCCGTGAAATTGCCAGGCTGGTGCAGAGCAAACATGGTGATGTGAAGCGCTCAGCTGAGCGCCTTGCATCTGCTGGTATTTTAACCGCGCCGTTGGCGCACACCCCCTACACACACCCGCAAAACGGGCAAACCTACGAGGAGTATTGGTTCAACAAACGTGATTCTCTGGTGATCGTCGCCAGGCTGTCGCCAGAATTTACCGCCGCTGTTGTCGATCGCTGGCAAGAGCTGGAGAACAGCCAGGCCGTAAGTGTCCCGCAAACATTGCCGGAGGCATTACGTCTCGCCGCGGATCTGGCCGAGCAGAAAGAACAGCTGGCCCAGCAGTTAGCCGCTGCCGCGCCGAAAGTTGAGTTTGTCGATCGGTATTGTACTGCTAAAGGCTCAATGTCTTTCCGCCAGGTGGCAAAGCTGTTGCAGGCCAAAGAGACCGATTTCCGCTTGTTCCTCATTGAGAGCGGCATTTTGTACCGGCTCAGTGGAGTGCTGACACCACGGCACCAGCACATTGCTGCCGGGCGGTTTGAAGTGAAAACTGGCACCACGAGCGAAACAAACTACGCCTTTAGCCAGGCACGTTTTACACCCAAAGGCATAGAGTGGATCGGCGGCCTGTGGACGGCACACATCGCTAAGGGGCATGCCGCGTGAGAGGACTTTTTACAGCCGAGACTGTTCCGCGCCTTGGGCTGGTGGTGTTAAAGCCGGGCAGCGAACTGATGTCTCTGTTTCAACAGGGGCGTGTGCTGGTGGAGCCTCAGCCAAAAAGCATGGCTGGGCTTCCGTCGGGCCTCGTCCCTGATGCCAGGCAGCCGCTGGCAGAAGATAAGTCCCTCGAGGAATTCTTCACCGACGAGAGAGTAATCCGTGCAGCAGGCGGTTTGACCGCGTTGGAATCCTGGTTAGAGCGTAACGTGAAGGAATGCCAGTACCCGCACGCTGATTATCACCATCATGAGCTGGTAACGATGCGACATCCCCCCGGATCAATGTTGCTCTGTTGGCATTGCGATAACCAGCTGCGCGAGCAAACCACCGCGGCGCTGGCAGAACTGGCCCGGCGTAATCTCATTAACTGGCTGATCAGTTCCATCCTGTCTTCGCTTGGCTACAACAACGAGCGTGAACTATCACTCGGTGAATTGTGCTGGTGGGCCGTTTACTCAGGCATTGCTGATGCAATCACGGAAAGGATGGCCCAGCTTGCGCTTCGACTACCGGATGAGCCGTTTTTATCCGTATATCGAGAAACTGACATTGTGCCGATGCCCCCGGCAAAAAGCATTTTGCAGAAGAAGGTCACCCCTGCGGTCACGGCTGCGAAATTAAAGCATGGAGCAAATCAGGAAGTAGCCTATGAACAGCCAAAGGTTCTGGCTCTGCATGCGGATCCCGAATCCCCTGAATCATTCATGTTGCGCCCAAAACACCGCAGGTGGGTGAATGAGGACTATACCCGGTGGGTTAAAACCCAGCCCTGTGAAGGTTGCCGGCGGCCAGCGGATGATCCACACCATGTCATTGGTCACGGCATGGGCGGTACCGCCACTAAAGCCCACGATTTGTTTGTGATCCCTCTGTGCAGAGAGTGTCACGGCAAATTACATGCTGATGTTGCAGCGTTCGAGAAAAAACACGGTACCCAGCTGGAGCTGCTATTCCGGTTTATGAATCGAGCGCTGGCGATCGGCGTAATAACAAAAGCGTAATTGTATGGAGCGCTGAACATAATGAATTTACAAGAACTGGAATTTACGCGGATTGAACTGCGCCGCGCTCTGGCAGATTTATCAGGAACGACCAAAGGACAGCTGCAGGCGTTCAGTGAGCATCCACCAGCAGATAAGAACAAATACCCCCGGCGCCATCCTGAAATCGTCATGGAGGGTGGGGAATGTTGTGGATCAAAGGTTGTAAAAACGCTGGTCACTCCACTTTATGTTCTTGAGACAAGGAGCCGTCGTCGACCTTTACCGCCTATTAAAGATACGGAGTTCGCTTATTCAGCATGGCGTCGTTCGGTCAATGGTCTGGGTAAGCATTTGCAGGCATGGGTGCGGTACTGCTATGGGTATGACCTTACTTTCCGGTATCAGACGTTAATGTGCCAGTACGTGTGGGAACAGTTTCAGCGTCAGCATAGTGGCAAAAAAATCCAGGACCGTGTCACTAAAAAACTGGTAGGGCTTGTCTGGCTGGCGGCGCAAGAGGTTGCTCTCTCACGTAATAACAATACCTATCAGGAGTATGCTGGTGCAGCTTTGGCGCGCATGGTCAGCGTTGAGCGTTCAACCTGGCTTAGAGTGTATTCAGGCCACTGGGCGGCGTTCAAAACGTCGTTTGCTGAAATGGACAGTCAGGCACTAAGCGAAATTTTGACACGATATGAAGAGTATCAAGAAATGAAAGTGGCAGAAATGTGAGGTAAATTTCACTAACTTCTTCTATCAGGCTTGCAAAATGCAACAAAATGAGTCATATTTGTTTGTGATCATATAAAATGCCATTATTATATTCAACCTCGCAATTGCGAGGTTTTTTGCTATGATAGCTTCCTTTTACAGGAGAGCAGATCATGGATCTGATTCATTTATTAGAAATTTTAAGTCCAGCTAAAAATGTATTAACGGTAAAAGTTGATAATGCTAAATCAACATTTGATACTATATCTCAGTTATTAGTGGCAGCTTCTCCTGTAGCTGTTGGGCTGTTAGCAATGTGGCTTTCACACCGACAATTCAACAAAAATTTATCGCAGCAATCGTCACAGTTTAACTTGAGTATTAAAAATCAATTAAGTGCATTAAGATTAAATACTCGGTTGGTAACTGAAATAGAATTGAAAAAAGAGACTTGCAAAGAAGTGCGGTCAGCTTGCGTTGACTTTTTGGAACATGCTTATGCTTTTTATACAAATAAATATTTATATAATTCCTATCAAAAAATTTCATTAGAAAACCGAGAAGCAAATCATAGACAATTGATCGATGATGCTTTCAATGCGTCTGTAGAGTTTGGTGTGAAACTTTCGTCCTCTCGTTGTTATTTAGGTACTTTTCTTGATCTCGATAAAGACAAGGATTTTATAAATAAAATAAACCATGTCTTTGATATAGCAAATAGTGACTACTCAAGCGAACTTCCAAAAAAATTTGGAGATGCAAGAAGGCAATGTCTTGATATGTGTCGCCTGTATATATCTTCTATTCATCAAGAAGTAATAAACTTGTCTGAAAATTTAGAGTCTAATTCATAAAGTTTTAACTATAAAGGTCTCATGTGAGGCCTCACTTCTGTGAACAGGGCGACTAAAGGATGTTTTATCACCAATATAGTCATAAGTTCATGCATTTAGATCACAAGCTAACCAAAGCTCACTGCGTTAGCGCAAAAATCTAGTGAGCCTATCTGTTTTACGCTTATTATCTATGGATAATACTTTGAATATAATCAGCAGTGAATGAGTTAACTAATTAGCCGCTTAGAAAGTGTGTTGTATTCTCTCGCAAATTATTCTAGAGGAGTTGAGATTATAAGAGGGGGTAATGTACGATCCTGTTTCTGGCACTATTTTAACGACAGATAGTCTTTTCTTCACTAACTTGAGCACAAAAAAGTGCGGAGAACGACATCACTCCTCTCCGCAATAATAACTCCATCCCATGCCCGCTTGTCTTTCTTTTATCCACAAAGAGGTAAAGTCATGACTTAGTGCAAATGGTAACATCTAAAAACTATTTGAAAAGTTAATTATTTTTTCATTGGTTAGCTCTTCTTAAGGATTGTTTAATTTATTGCACTCCTAAGGAGAAAAAAGCTCCGGAAAGTATCAAACATCCCAAGGTTGCCGTTTGGCGGCCTTTTTTATTTCAAGTAACAGCACCCGCACATTGCGAGGTGAGAGACCATGAAAATGAATGATTCAGGGAACATCTTCACGCAGTTCTTCGCGTGGGTAGCGGCTCTGGCGTCAGCCATTGGATTTACCACTCAGGATCTGGTGTTCATGTTCTTTGGCGCAGCCGGTTTGCTTATCTCGCTTGCCTCCTACATCAACGGGCGTATAGATGCACACCGCAGGCGTAAAGAGGATGAGAAGCGAACAAAAATGGTCAATGACTACCTGAAAGGCGTTGGTGACAAACCGCTTCACGAACGTCCTGCAGCTGCAAGCGTGGTCGTTGAGGCATTACAAAAGGAAGGTGAGTGATGGGAACCAGAGCAAAATTGAGTGCTGCTGTTCTGGGGCTGGTACTCGCTGGTGCGCCAGCATCCGTCATTCTCGATCAGTTTCTGAATGAGAAAGAGGGTAACAGCCTCACGGCGTACAAAGATGGCGGCGGAATCTGGACTATTTGCCGCGGTGCCACGATGGTTGATGGTAAAGCGGTTGTGCAGGGCATGAAATTGACACAGGCCAAATGCAATCAGGTGAACGCCATCGAACGCAATAAGGCTCTGGTGTGGGTTAACCGCAATATTACGGTACCGCTTACCGAACCGCAGAAGGCCGGGATCGCATCTTTCTGCCCGTACAACATTGGTCCGGGTAAGTGCTTCCCTTCCACGTTCTACAAGCGCATCAATGCCGGTGACCGCCACGGGGCATGCGAGGCGATTCGCTGGTGGATTAAGGACGGTGGGCGTGATTGCCGCCTGACAAAAGGCCAGAAGAATGGCTGTTATGGGCAGGTCGAGCGGCGTGATCAGGAAAGTGCGCTGGCGTGCTGGGGGCTGGACCAATGAAAATTAATCCGGGTCTTATCGGCGTTGTCGTAATAGCTGGCCTTTCGGTCGCTCTCGTTAAGAGTTGCTCCGACGCCAGTAGCCTTCAGAGCGATAACGACGTTCTGCGAAGTGACAACTCTATGCAGGGGCAGGTGATCGCCACCCAGGCATTCAACTTCAATCGATTCAATCAGGTTGCAGAACATGCCAACAGGCTTAACTCCCTGATCGACACCAGCACCGAAGAAACCGTAATCGAATACCTGGAGATACTCCGCCGTGAAAAAACCTGTGATCTGCCTGTTCCTGCTGACATTGCTGGTGGGCTGCTCGAATACGCGTACCGTTTACGTGCCAGCGCAATGCACGCCGATACCGACGGACCTAACGCAGCCGATGATAGTACCGCTGCCGCCGGCTCAATAACGTATTGCCAGGCTGTTTTGTGGATTAAGCCTCTGCTGGCCGTTATCGAAAAAGGTAACAACAACTTCGCGGGTATAAGGCAGATTGAGCAAGATCGCAAGTGACAATATCCCTCAATGGAATACCACAGTCATTATCTCAGCAGGATATTAAGCAACTTCCACTAAGCTGCTGCTTTGATAGATGCCATAAAATATAATCATTCGAAACGCCGTAATAAACGAGGTCATGATGGATGAAAAAGTAATGGCTTTATCGTCTCTTGAAGCAGCGCAGAAAGCAGCTGAATGGGCGTATTTGTCAATGTGGGGAACATGGGCCTCTGCCATAGCGACAGCTTTTGCAGCGTTTGTGGCCTTATGGGCGATCAAAGGCTGGAGAAAACACGAAGAAGCGCTTGAGCTGAGGGAATTACGAGTCACGGCTTATAACTATCACGTTTCTTTGATACGAGCACCTGAAAGAAACAGTGACGAGCTAGATGAACGTGAGTTTCTTGGAGTTCAAAGGACATACGATGCTCTGAATGAGTTTTATCTTTCCACAATAAAAATGCACTCTGCTGTCACTAGAGGAAGAGCCGCTGTGGTTTACAAGCAAATTGCTGATGTTCAGCAAAAATATACTGCTGGGCAAATAACAAAGGGTGAGGCTGAACAAGAGGTATTAAAGATTCGACAGCACGAACCTTTATTGGGTATCGGTTTGAAGGATGAAAAAAAATAAGTTGTCACAAGCCCTGCTAGTCAGGGTTTTTTTATGGGTCCTCCCGGCAGGGTAGCCTACCACGGGGCGGCGCGCTCGCGGGAAACGGCTAGTTTTTCGGATCCAGGGTCATCATCATCATATGCGCAGGTCTTTGATTTAATTAGAGGCCATTTTCTCAAGATGTCGAATCGTTCAAAAAGTGTTCACCATCATGGACCAGGAAATTGCCACTTTAAAACTCAATATCAACCAGCTGGCAGGGATAACCGGCGTACACCGTCAGACGGTTGCCGCGAGACTGAAAAATGTTGAACCTGCTCCAGGCAGCAACAGCAAGTTAAAGCTCTATCTGGTGACCGACATTCTGACCGAACTGATGATCCCTACCGTTTCGGCCAACATCGATGATATGCCCCCCTCTGACAGGCTGTCCCACTGGAAAGCAGAGAACGAGAGGCTGAAGTTCGAACAGGATACGGGGCAGTTAATACCCGCAGATGAAGTGGCGCGAGAATTCTCATTGATGGCGAAAGCTGTCGTCATGGTACTTGAAACCCTCCCGGATGTGCTCGAGCGCGACTGTGCTTTAACGCCTGCTGCGGTAGTTCGTGTGCAAAGCGTTATCGATGATCTGCGCGACCAGATGGCGGAGAGGGTGCAGGACGCTGAAAAAGAGGAGGAAGAGCCTGAGGAGGACTGATGGCAAAGCGGGCATCCGCCAGGGACATCCGCCGCGATGTTTCCGGTATTTTACGAGCCCCGCGTCGTATGCCGGTGGCCGATGCGGTCAGTACTTATATGCGCGTGCCGATGGGGGCGGGAAACTCAGTTCCGTGGGATCCGGATCTGGCACCCTATGTGATTGAGCCGATGAACTGCCTGGCATCGCGTGAATACGATGCGGTGGTGTTTGTGGGCCCGGCACGAACGGGTAAAACCATCGGGCTGATTGACGGCTGGATTGTTTATAACATTGTCTGCGATCCGGCAGATATGCTTGTGATTCAGGTATCTGAGGAAAAAGCGCGCGAGCATTCCAAAAAACGCCTCGACCGCACTTTTCGCTGTAGCCCTGAAGTTAAAACCCGGCTAAGCCCAAGACGTAACGATAACAACGTCTACGACCGTACATTCCGCGCCGGTAACTATCTGAAGCTGGGCTGGCCATCCGTCAATATCATGTCGTCCTCGGACTATAAGAGTGTGGCGCTGACGGATTATGACCGCTTTCCGGAAGATATCGACGGGGAGGGGGATGCTTTTTCACTGGCATCAAAACGTACCACGACATTCATGTCCTCCGGGATGACGCTGGTTGAGAGCTCGCCCGGGAGAGATATCAGAGACACAAAATGGCGGCGCTCCACGCCCCATGAAGCCCCTCCGACCACCGGAATTTTATCGCTCTATAACCGTGGTGACCGCCGTCGTCTTTACTGGCCATGCCCGCATTGCGGCGAATATTTCCAGCCGGAAATGGACAATATGACCGGATACCGCGACAGCAGCGATCCTGTGCTTGCCAGCGAAGCGGCGTTTCTTCAATGCCCTGCCTGCAAAGGGAGGATCACGCCGGACATGAAGCGTGCGCTGAACATGAAATGTGTCTGGCTCCGGGACGGACAAACCATCGACAGTAAAGGCCTGGTTAGCGGTGACGGCCGTCGTTCCCGTATTGCCTCCTTCTGGATGGAAGGTCCGGCAGCTGCTTACCAGACCTGGTCGCAGCTTATTTATAAGTTCCTGACCGCCGAGCAGGAATATGAATCCACGCGCAGCGAAGAAACCCTGAAGACGGTGATCAACACCGATTTCGGCAGGCCCTATTTGCCGCGGGCCAGCATGGAGCAGCGTAAAAGTGAATTGCTTGAACAGCGTGCCGAAGAAGTCCCAAAACGCTCGGTACCGGACGGCGTGCAGTTTCTCACTGCGACCGTGGACGTGCAGGCCGGGCGCAACCGGCGCTTTGTTGTGCAGATTACGGGTTATGGAAGTATGGGTGAGCGCTGGATAGTTGACCGTTACAACATCCGGCATTCGCTGCGCTGCGACGGCAACGGGGAAAGCTTACAGGTGGATCCGGCGAGCTACCCGGAGGACTGGGATCTTTTACTCACCGACGTCTTTGATAAAACGTGGCCACTCGCAGCTGACCCGTCAAAGGGCATGCGGCTGATGTCGATGGCCGTGGACTCAGGGGGGGAAGATGGCGTGACGGATAATGCCTACAAATTCTGGCGCAGATGTCGTCGTGAAGGGCTGGGTAAGCGTATCTATCTCTTCAAGGGGGACAGCGTCAGGCGCAGCAAACTTATCCAGCGAACGTTTCCCGACAACACGGGCAGATCAACGCGCCGCGCACAGGCGACGGGTGATGTGCCTCTTTATCTTCTCCAGACCGATGCCCTTAAAGACCGGGTGAACAATGCGCTGTGGCGTGATTCACCCGGCCCTGGCTATGTGCATTTCCCCGCCTGGCTGGGCAGCTGGTTCTATGACGAACTGACGTATGAGGAACGCTCGAATGAAGGGAAATGGAGCAAGCCCGGCCGGGGCGCAAACGAAGCATTTGACCTGCTCGTTTATGCCGACGCGCTCGCCATCCTTAGTGGTTACGAAAAAATCAAATGGCCGTCAGCTCCTGAGTGGGCACGGCGGGAAACGTGGATCGAGGACACGCAGACGGAAACTGGCGAAATGCCATCCCCGCCGCCTGCGCCGAAATCTAAATCAAAACCAAAACGTGAGAAGCCCGTAACCGAGCAGGCTAATCCGTGGTCTTCGTCAGGAGGTTGGGTGTGAATCCAGCAGATATTCAAAACATGATCGACCGCTACGCTGCAGCCGAGCTGTCTGTTCTGGAGGGGAAATCAATCACTTTCAACGGACAGCAGATGACGCTCGAAAACCTGTCGGAAATCAGAAAAGGCCGTCAGGAATGGGAGCGACGACTGGCAACGCTCAATAACAAACGCCGCGGGCGACCCGGCTACAGGCTGGCGAGGTTTGGATGAGTTTTTTAGATGATGCGATTGGCCTGTTTTCACCAGGCTGGAAAGCCTCACGCCTGCGTGCCCGCGCAGTTATTAAGGCGTATGAGGCGGTAAAGCAAACGCGTACCCACAAAGCCCAGAAGGAAAATCGTTCAGCCGATCAGCTCAGCCAGATGGGGGCGGTTTCACTGAGGCAGCAGGCGCGCTGGCTGGACAACAACCACGATCTGGTGATTGGCGTTTTCGACAAGCTGGAAGAAAGGGTGGTGGGTGCGAAGGGCATCATAGTTGAACCGCATCCGATGCTGACTAACGGGAAGATAGCTAAAAAGCTGGCCACTGATATCCGCAGAAAGTGGGGTGAATGGTCCGTAAGACCCGATGTTACAACCCAGTTTACCCGCCCCATGCTGGAGCGGCTGATGCTGCGAACGTGGCTCCGGGACGGTGAGGTATTTGCTCAGCTGGTTCGCGGTACCGGAAATGGTCTTCAGCCGGTTGCTGGCGTGCCGTTCTGGCTGGAAGCGCTGGAGCCGGACTTCGTGCCGATGAACAGCGATGCCGCCACCCAGCTCAATCAGGGCGTTTTTGTCGATAACTGGGGGCGCCCGAAAAAATATCAGGTCTATAAAAGCCTGCCAGTATCCGGGCGTCAGTTCGATACCAAAGAGATTGATGCAGAAAACATGCTTCATCTCAAATTCACACGACGCCTGCACCAGACCCGCGGAACGTCTCTTTTGTCAGGTGTTCTGATGCGTCTGAGCGCGCTGAAAGAGTACGAGGACTCGGAGCTTACCGCTGCCAGAATTGCTGCCGCACTCGGCATGTATATCAAAAAAGGCGACGGACAGAGCTTCGAGTCTGATTCCAGCAGCGATGACCGCGAGCTGATGATTCAGCCCGGTATGCTCTATGACGAGCTGCAGGCCGGGGAAGAAATCGGGATGATTAAATCCGATCGCCCGAATCCTAACCTCGAGTCGTTTCGTAACGGACAGCTACGCGCAGTGTCCGCCGGCAGTCGCCTCAGCTTTTCCAGCACATCCAGAAACTACAACGGAACGTACAGTGCCCAGCGGCAGGAGCTTGTCGAGTCAACCGACGGATATCTGATTCTTCAGGACTGGTTCATCGGTTCAGTGACCCGGCCCATGTACCGGGCCTGGCTGAAGATGGCTATTGCTGCCGGAGAAATCAAGTTGCCGAGAGGCATCGATATGGACTCGCTTTATAACGCGGTTTATTCGGGGCCCGTTATGCCGTGGATTGATCCCGTTAAAGAAGCGAATGCCTGGAAAACGCAGATCCGCGGCGGTGCTGCTACTGAATCCGACTGGATACGTGCCAGCGGTCGCAACCCGGATGATGTTAAGTCACGCCGTAAAGCGGAGGTTGACGAGAACCGTGAACAGGGCCTGGTGTTTGACACCGACCCCGCCAATGATAAAGGAGGCACCAGTGCCGAAGCCAAAGAACCGGGCGCGCCACCGTCCGAAAGCCAGCGCAAAAAGTAATTCGTGGTTCCGCATGCAGGCCAGCAATAACAGCGAGGCCGACATTTTTATTTATGACGAAATCGGGTACTGGGGCGTAACGGCGAAACAGTTCGTCAATGATCTCCGGGCACTTGGGGACGTCACCCACATCAACCTTTATATCAACTCGCCCGGTGGTGATGTCTTCGACGGTATTGCTATTTATAACGCGCTGAAGCATCACGGCGCGGCGATTACCGTGCATATCGACGGTCTGGCGGCCTCCATGGCCTCGGTGATTGCGATGGTAGGCAATCCGGTCATCATGCCTGAAAACACGATGATGATGATCCATAAGCCCTGGGGGTTTGCTGGTGGTGACGCGAGCGATATGCGCGACTATGCGGATCTTCTCGACAAGGTTGAATCCGTTCTTATCCCGGCTTATGCGCAGAAAACCGGAAAATCCACCGAAGAAATTGCGGCAATGCTGGAGGACGAAACCTGGATGAACGGCAGCGAGTGCCTTGAACTGGGTTTTGCCGACCAGGTGACACCATCCCTTCAGGCTATGGCCTGTATTCATTCAAAACGTATTGAGGAATTTGAAAAAATGCCAAAAAGCATTCGCAACATGATCACCCCGCCGCGCAACACTACCCAGCGTGACCCGGTTATTACCCAGCCTCAGGCACCGCAGGCAAAAACAGACCCGGCACCGGATGAAAATGCGATCCGCGCGCAGGTGTTGGCTGAGCAGAAAGCTCGTGTTAACGCTATCGGCGATCTCTTTGCCATGTTCGGCAATAAGCACATGGAACTGCAGAACCAGTGTGTAGCCGACCCTGATTGTTCCGTCGATAAGGCGAAAGATTTGCTGCTGGCAGAACTCGGTAAAACGGCCACGCCGTCCAATAAAACCACCCAGCCGCATATTCATGCGGGCAATGGTAACTTCGTCGCGGATGGTATTCGCCAGGCACTGATGGCGCGTGCGGGGTTCGAAGGTCAGGAGCGGGATAACGTTTATAACGGTATGACGCTGCGCGAGTATGCGCGTATGGCCCTGACTGAAAAAGGTATCGGCGTGGCCAGCTACAATCCGATGCAGATGGTTGGCCTGGCGCTGACCCACAGCACCTCTGACTTTGGCAACATTCTGCTTGATGTTGCGAACAAAGCGCTGATTCAGGGCTGGGACGAGGCGCAGGAAACCTTCGAGCAGTGGACCAAAAAAGGCCAGCTGTCGGACTTCAAAACGGCGCATCGTGTCGGTATGGGTGGTTTCCCTTCGCTGCGAAAAGTTCGCGAAGGGGCTGAGTACAAGTACATCACTACCAGTGATAAAGGCGAAACCATCGCGCTTGCCACGTATGGTGAAATCTTCTCAGTAACCCGCCAGGCGATCATCAACGACGATCTGAACCAGCTTACCGACGTACCGATGAAGATGGGGCGCGCAGCGAAAGCAACGATTGGCGATCTGGTTTACGCCATTTTGACTAAAAACCCGAAACTCTCAGACGGAAAGGCGCTGTTCCATGCCGATCACAAGAACCTGAGCGCGGGCGCAATTTCTGTGGCCAGCCTGGACGAGTCGCGCAAGCTGATGCGTCTGCAGAAGGAGGGGGAGCGAACCCTGAATATCCGTCCGGCCTACATGCTGGTGCCCGTCGCCCTGGAAACTCTGGCAAATCAGACCATCAAGTCGGCCAGTGTAAAAGGTGCAGACATCAATGCCGGGATCGTTAACCCTATCCAGAACTTTGCAGAAGTCATTGCCGAACCACGCCTGGATGAAGCTGATGCGAAAGCCTGGTATCTGGCTGCCGCGAAGGGCACCGACACTATTGAGGTCGCTTATCTCAATGGCGTCGACACGCCGTACATCGATCAGCAGGAAGGCTTCACCACTGATGGTATCGCCACGAAAGTGCGTATTGATGCCGGTGTTGCACCGCTGGACTATCGCGGCATGACCAAATCCACTGGTCAGTAAAAAACAGTCCTGACAAACAGACGCCCGTAAGGGCTTTTTTTATACCTGAAACCAGCCCCGCAAGGGGCTGAACGGAGAAATTATGGCTAAGAACTATGCGCAGGACGGGAAAACGATCCCTCTGGTAAACGGTGGTGCAACCGATGTTCACAGCGGCGACCCGGTTGTTGTTGGAAAACTGATCGCGGTGGCAATTACCGATATTCCGGCTGGCGATACCGGGGACGGTTTTACTGAGGGTGTATTCCTCCTGCCAAAAGTTTCCGCAGATGCGGTTACTGCCGGGGCGCAGGTGTATATCAAGGACGGCAAAATCACAATCGAAGAAACGGACGCCGTTGCCGCGGGCATCGCCTGGGAAGATGCAGGGGCAAGCATCACCGTTGTTGAAGTTAAGATCAATGCCTAACCCCTTTGACCGGATGGCGGCGCGCATGGACGCGGCCACCATAAAAAAGATGGGAAAGACAGCGATCATAAATGGCAGCAGCTATGACGTTGTTCCCGCCGAGCAGCTCGAGGAAATGGGGCCATTGTCGGGAACAGTTACTTCGCTGGTGGTTTTCTCTGAGCTTTACCAGCCACGCCGAAACGACAGCGTCGACTACGACGGTAAGAACCTGACAGTTACCCGCTATGACATGTTCAACGGAAAACCCCGCATCCATCTCGAATGAGGAGGCGCTATGTCTGTGAAAGGACTGGAAAGGGCTATTCAGAACCTGAACAGCCTCAGCCGGTTAATCGTTCCTGAGGCAACCGCAAAAGCACTAAACCGGGTGGCCAGCAGAACGATAAGCCAGGGGAGCAAAGCTGTAGCGAAAGAAGCAACAGTTGATGATAACCGGAAAAAGGGGCTTCCGGTTCGTCTGGTCCGCCAGCGTTCCCGTCTGCGCAAGGCCCGTCACGATCGCCCGGTCGCGTCGATAAAAATCAACCGCGGTAATCTTCCTGCGATAAAGCTCGGCACGGCGCGCGTCCGGCTCTCGCGTAAAAAAGGGGCCAGAAACGGAGCGGGCAGCGTCCTTAAAATCGGGCCCTATACCTTTCGTAACGCTTTTATCCAACAGCTCTCGAACGGGCGCTGGCAGGTCATGCGGCGCGTAGGTCAGGCTCGTTATCCGATTGATGTGGTCAAAGTTCCTCTTGAGACACCGCTCACCGTGGCCTTCACCGCTATTTCAAAGCGCCTTATTGAAAGCGATATGCCCAAAGAACTTTCCGCAGCCCTGAAAAATCAACTGAGGATCCACCTGAAGCGATGAACAGACACAGCGCAATTCGTGCAGCCATTCTGGCAAAACTGAAAGCCGAGATCACCGACACGGTCACCTGGTTTGACGGGCGCCCTGTTTTTCTTGAAGAGCAGGATCTCCCTGCCGTGGCTGTATACCTTTCTGACGCGGAGTACACCGGCGATTCGCTTGACGAAGATTCGTGGCAGGCGGTTGTTCACATCGAGGTATTTCTTAAAGCCTCCAGCCCCGACAGCGCGCTTGATTCCTGGATGGAAGAGAAAGTGTATCCGGCAATGGCCTTCATCCCGGGTCTGACCGAACTGGTCGAGACGTTCACCCCGCAGGGTTATGACTATCAGCGGGATGATGAAATGGCCACCTGGGGTTCAGTCGATTTCACGTACTTAATCACCTATTCAATTTAAGAGGTACTTATGCCTACTCCAAACCCGCTGGCTCCCGTGAAAGGTGCCGGTACCACCCTCTGGCTTTACACCGGAACGGGCAACGCTTTCGCTAACCCACTCTCGGATATCGACTGGAACCGCCTGGCGAAAATTAAAGAGCTGACGCCGGGCGAAATGACCGCCGAATCGTATGACGACACTTACCTCGACGACGAGGATGCCGACTGGAACGCGACGGCCCAGGGGGCAAAATCTGCTGGCGATACCTCGTTCACCCTCGCCTGGAAGCCGGGCGAAGAAGGGCAAAAAGACCTTGTCGCATGGTTTATTGATGGCTCAGTACGCTATTACAAAATCAAATACCCGAACGGTACCGTCGACGTTTTCCGCGGCTGGTGCAGCAGCCTGGGTAAAGCCATTCCGGCAAAAGAGGTCATTACCCGTACAGCGAAAATCACCAATACCGGCAAGCCGGAACTGGCAGAAGAAAGCGGGACCCCGAATATCCCCGTGACCGGCGTTACGCTCGATAAAGCCACGGCAAGCGTGGCCGTCGGCGCAACCACAACGCTCAATGTGGCGGTTAACCCTGCCAGTGCCTCAGATACCTCGTTCCGCGTGGCAACCTCCGACGGGGCAAAAGCAACGGTCACCGTTAGCGGCAACGCGATCACCGTCACCGGCGTAGCGGCAGGCACCGCTGACGTTATTGTTTTGACCAGCGACGGTAATTTCGTTGCGGTCTGCAAAGTCACCGTAACTGCAGCGTAAGGAAGGACGCATGTTTCTGAAAAAAGAGAAGTTCACCTGGCAAACAGAATCCCTGACCATCTTCGAGCTGTCGGCGCTGCAGCGTATTGAGTACATCACGTTTATGGCCGCAGAGGAAAAGGCCGTCAGCGCTGACAGCGACGGCATCAGCGATCAGGAAATGACCGCCAGGCTGATAGGCTCAAATATTCGCTGCGGTGCGCGTTTGATCGCGATGTCTTTGTGGCATAACGATCCGGCTGGCACGGATGTGGAAACGCTTTATCAGCAGGTGCTTAGCGGCTGGCCGCCGGAGGCGATCGGTAAAGCAGAAATGGAAATAAAGCTGCTCTCCGGCATGCTCGTTCCGGTTGAGGATGACAACGTTGCCGATCCGGATGCCTCAGCGGAGGCCGAAAGCGCTGAACCCGTTACGGCGGAAAAGCCCTTGCCAGCGAGCTGAAGTTTGTCCTGAATCTGGCGCGCGAGTTCGGGCGACCCGACTGGCGCGCCATGCTGGCTGGAATGACTTCCAGTGAGCTGGGCGACTGGCACCAGTTCTACCGGGAGCATTATTTTCAGGACGCGCAGCTCGATGCGCATTTCTCAGAGCTGCTTTATTCCATCTCCACTCTTTTCTTCCGCGACCCGGAACTTACCCCCGCACATTTCAGCCTGCTTTCTCCTTCCGGTATCGTCATCAGCGATGACGAGCCGGATGATGATGCGCTGATGGCCGCAGCTGAGGGGATAACAGGAGGTATCCGATATGGCCCAGCAGATTAGCGATCTGGTCATCAACCTTGACGTCGACAGCGCCACGTTTAGTGAGCAGGTTGCCCGCATAAAGGGCCAGCTCACCGGGATGGCTGAGGACTCTGAAAAAGTCCAGACGCGAATGCAGCGCGCTTCCGAGCGGCAGGCGGCTGCGTTTAAAACCGTGGGCGACGCTGGCGCGGCGGCTGCCGCAGATATGAAATCCCGCCAGTCGGCCGCAACGGAAGGGCTGACCAAAGACTGGCAGAACGTTTCAAAGTCCGTTGATGAAACTCACCGCCGCGTTACCGAGCTTAATCAGCGCATGCGTGAGAATTACGGGCAGGCCGCAGCGCTTGCCCGTCGACAGGATGAACTGGCGGCATCATTTTTCCGCCAGATTGACGGCGTTCGCCAGCTCAACGGTGAGACACAGTCGCTTGCGAACGTGCAGGCGCGCTTTCGCGCAGCCAGGGCACAGGGCAACATAACCCAGCAGGATTATCTCGCCCTTATTTCCCGCACCACGGCCCGGCAAAAAGAACTGCAGATCGTGGAGGAAAAATCGGCCGCAGCGCGCACGCGATTCCTCAGCCAGCTGAAGCAACAGGTTGCAGAGCAAAAGCTCTCCGGTACCGAGCTGCTGCGCATGAAGGCGGCGCAGGTCGGTGCCAGCGATGCGGCTGAGGTCTATATCCGCAAGCTTGAAGTTGCCAAAGTGGCCACGCTTGGTCTGGGGCTGCAAAGTGCTGCTGCCCGGCAGGAGCTGGGGGTACTTATCGGCGAGGTCATGCGCGGTAACTTCGGTGCGCTGCGCGGCTCCGGGATCACGCTGGCGAACCGGGCAGGATGGATAGACCAGCTGCTGTCGCTGCGCGGCCTGGGGATCGCCGGCCTGGTTGGTGGGATTGCCGCGGCGGTATTCGGGCTGGGTAAGGCCTGGTATGACGGCAGCAAAGAGTCTGAGGAATTTAACAGGCAGCTGATCCTGACCGGGAACTACGCGGGGAAAACATCAGGGCAGCTGCAGGCGCTGGCGCGCTCGCTGGCAGGTAATGGCATCACGCAGCATGCCGCTGCAGGCGTGCTGGCGCAGGTCGTTGGCAGCGGCGCGTTCAGCGGTAATGACGTCAGCATGGTCAGCAATGTTGCCGCCAGGCTGCAGCAGGCTACCGGACAGGCCGTCGACGAAACCATAAATCAATTTAAACGCCTGAAGGATGATCCGGTTAACGCAGTCGCTACGCTCAACGATTCCCTTCACTTTCTGACGGCTACCCAGTATGAACAGATAGCTTCTGCTCAGGCGCTGGGGGATTCGCAGAAAGCTGCCGAGTTGGCCATGCGGGCATATTCCGACGCGGTCATTCAGCGCGCCGGGGCGGTCGAGGATAATCTTGGCTCCCTCGAAAAAGCCTGGAACTGGGTGAAGAATGCCGCCTCCGGCGCATGGGATGCGATGCTTGGCATAGGGCGTAATCCTGACTCCGCGATGAAGCGCCAGGACTCTTTTGCTGAATGGCAGGCAGCAGAGAAAGAGTACCGCGCGCTGTCCAGCAATCTTAAAGTCGATCCGGATTATGCCGGTAACAACGTTCTGCAGAAAGCGGATGCGGAAAGGCTGAGAAACGCGCGCCAGCAGGTGGAGCTGAAAAAGCAGGCTTACGATCTTGCCGATCAGCAATATGCCCAGGAAGGGCTGGCAGCCGCGCGGGAAAAAATGCGGACGGACCAGCAGGCTCAGGCAATCCGCAGCCAGCAGCAGTTTAATCAGCTGGTGGAGTCCGGCGCGACGGCGGCAGAAAAGCGGGCTTCAGCAGAGAAAAAGCTGAGTCAGCTTATTGAGAAAAACCGCCAGGATGCGAAAGACGGTGTCGCCACGCTGTGGACTGAAAAGGACATTGCCGCGGCCCGCGCCGGGATTGAAAAGCAGTGGAAGGATCCAAAAACGCCGAAAGGCAAAAGCTACTCAACGCCCGCCGGGGATAAAGCCGAGGAAAAGGCGCAGGCCGAACTTCTCACCCTTCAGGCCCAGCTTAAAACGCTCGAGCAGCATACCAGCGTGAACGACGTCATAAGCAAACAGCGTCAGGATCTCTGGCAGACTGAAAATCAGTTCACCGTTCTGCAGGAGGCCGCGGGGCGTCGACAGCTTACGGTACAGGAAAAATCCCTGCTGGCGCACAAGGAAGAAACGCTTGAGTACAAGCGGCAGCTGGCCGACCTGGGCGATAAGGTTGCCAGCCAGCAAAAGCTCAACCAGCTGGCCGATCAGGCCGTGAAGTTTGAGCAGCAGCAAAAAGCCGCCAGGGCGGGCCTGCAGGCTCAGTCTGAGGGGGTATCCAGCCGGGAAGCCGGGCGACAAACTACGCTGCAACGCCTCAGCGAAAGCTATTCCTACAGTCCTCAGGCACAGCAAAAGGTTCTGGAAGAGCAAAGGGCGACGTTCGAGGCTGAAGATGCCCTGCGCGCAAACTGGCTGGCCGGTGCTAAACAAGGCTGGGCTGAATATCAGGACTCAGCGACAAACGTCTTCAGCTCGGTACAGCAGATTTCGCAGGCAACGTTCAGCGGGCTGGCGGGCCAGCTTACCAGCCTGACAACAACCGGGAAGGCGAGCTTCAGGGACTTCACGACGTCGATCCTCAAAATGATTGTCTCCGTTATCAACCAGCTGCTGGTGGCCTACACCATCCAGAGCGCGATGGGCTGGGTGAATGGTGGTACCAATACAGCATCTGCAGGTCAGTCATTTTCGGTTCCGTCTTTCCGCCCTACGGGCTTTGACGCAGGCGGCTTTACCGGGCATGGCGGCAAGTACGAGCCAGCCGGTATCGTTCACCGCGGGGAGTTCGTCTTCACCAAAGAGTCAACCAGCCGCATCGGCGTGGCCAATCTTTATCGGCTGATGCGCGGGTATGCATCCGGTGGTCTGGTCGGCGGGGGGAGCGCAGCAGCTTCTGGTATCGGTGGGATTAACGTTTACGCACCCGTTTCAGTGACTACAGCGCAGTCTAACGATACGAAGCAGCAACAGAGTGGTGATGGTGCACTTGCTCAGGCTTATCAGAAAGTGGTTGATCGTTCGGTCCGCGAAGGCATCGCGCGCGAAATAAGGCCTGGGGGAATCATCTGGAATGCCAATAAACAGAGGTAAATGATGGCCATAGAGCATTTTGCATGGAAGATTCAGGCAGCAAGCCAGCCCACTCTGAGCAGCAAAGATACAGTCAGAACGGCGCAGTTCGGTGATGGGTACAAGCAGGTATGTGGTTCTGGCCTGAACGATGAGGTTCTAAATTATGCCTTTTCTTTTACTGGCGATCCGGTAACAGCCAGGGAGATTCATTCATTCCTGCGGAGGCATAAAACCAAGTCTTTCACATTCACTCCACCTGGTGGTGATCTAGCCCTCTGGCGTGTTGAGGCTGACAGCCTTCAGCGAGTCACCCTGAATAAAAAAGTGGAAACCGTAACCGCAACGTTTGAACAGGCATTTGCACCATGAGCCTTAATGCTGATTATCAAAAACTCGAGCCGGGCAATGAAGTCCGGCTTTTTTCTGTCGATGGTACGGCCTTCGGCATGTCAGATGTGCTTTTCTTCCATGCGCATAATATCGCGCATACACCAGAAGAGATTGATGCTGCTGGTGGGGATGAAAGTAAACTGCCAGCGAAATCCATCTGGTGGCAGGGGCAGGAATACAAAGCGTGGCCCTGCCAGATTGAGGGGATTGAGGTTTCCACCAGTGGGAGCAGCGCGCAGCCTAAATTATCTGTTGCTAACCTCGACAGCTCTATCACTGCGCTCTGTCTTGCCTATGATGATCTGCTGCAGGCGAAGGTCACTATCCATGATACGTTGGCCTGCTACCTTGATGCCCGAAATTTTCCAGACGGGAACCCAGCGGCAGACCCTACGCAGGAAAAGGTGAAAGTATTTTACATCGATGCCAAAACCGCAGAGACGAACGAGTCCGTGGAGTTCACACTTTCAAGTCCGATGGACCTGCAGGGACTGATGATTCCGACGCGACAGCTGCATTCGCTCTGTACCTGGTGCATCCGGAATAAGTATCGCACCGGCGACGGCTGCGACTATGCCGGGACCAACTATTTCGACAAAAACAATAACCCGGTCAGCGATCCGTCCCTGGATGAATGCAGCGGCACTCTGACGGCCTGCAAACTTCGGTTCGGCGAAAATAACGAACTCTCGTTTGGTGGCTTCCCGGGGACGTCTTTGATCAGGAGCTGATATGCATCAGAAAACCATTGATGCCATTATTGCGCATGCTGCAGCTGAATATCCTCGTGAGTGCTGTGGCGTCGTGGCGCAGAAAAGCCGCGTTGAACGTTATTTCCCATGCCGTAATCTTGCCGAGGCGCCAGAGGACAATTTTGTCCTTTGTCCGGAAGATTACGCAGCAGCTGAAGACTGGGGAACTGTGATCGCCATTGCTCACAGTCACCCTGATGCCACGACGCAACCAAGCGAACTGGATAAAGCGCAATGCGATGCAACGCTTTTACCCTGGCACATCGTGAGCTGGCCGGAGGGGGATTTACGCACCATTCAGCCGCGTGGAGAACTGCCACTGCTGGAGCGTCCGTTTGTGCTCGGACACTATGACTGCTGGGGGCTGGTCATGAGCTATTTCCGGCAAACCCACGGTATCGAGCTCCACGACTATCGGGTTGACTATCCCTGGTGGGAAAAGGGCTATCCGGACAACTTCTATCAGGATTGCTGGTACGAGTGCGGCTTCCGGGAATTCGACGGACCACCGAGGCCTGGCGATATGGTTATCATGCAGGTCCAGGCCGATAAATGGAATCACGCGGGGATCCTGCTTGAGGGCAATATGCTACTGCATCATCTGTACGGACATCTTAGCCAGCGCGTGCCGTATGGTGGTTACTGGCAGGAACGGACGATGAAGATTTTACGTTACAAATCTCTGTGCTAACCTTTTGCAAAACCATAGGGGTTAGGGATATGAAAAAAACATTATTGGCATTTTCATTGTTAATTATGGCTGGTTGTTCGACAGAGCCAGTTCTCCCGCAGTATGCAAAAGAAGTGTCAGCACCAAAAGAATTTCAACAGAAAACAAACACAACTGCCGTGACTATCATTCGCGATAAAGGTTTCGTTGCTGGTGGGTGCGCTATTACAACCTATATCAATGGTAAGTATTTGGCTGAACTTGATACTGGGGAAAAAGTTACTGCTTTCTTAAACCCTGGCGATGTATTGGTTGGAGCAGGGTTTGCCGGGAAAGGCCTATGTAATGGCGCACCTAAAAAAGAACGGGAGTTTTCAATAAAAGAAAATGCTCCACGAGCTTTAAGGATATTTATCGACCAAAGTGGGAATGTGGACATACTCCCGATGTCGATAAACTAGAGTCTATTTTTAATATTAAAAGGCCACCTTCGGGTGGTTTTTTTTATCGGGGTGATTCATGTCAGATGTAATGACACGCATTGAACTTGGCGGCGTTCTAGGAAAGACTTTTGGTAAAACACATTATCGCTCGATAAGCACAACCCAAGAAGCCTGCAAAGCCTTATCTGCAACGATTAATGGTTTCGAAAAATTCATGAATACGAGTAAGCAAAGAGGACTTTCTTATGCGGTTTTTCGTGGGAAGAAAAATATAGGCATTGATGAATTAGGTTTTCCTGTTAAGGGTGAGGTTATAAGAATAGTACCAGTGCCGATTGGAAGTAAAAAAGCAGGTGTATTACAAACTATTTTAGGTGCGGTATTAGTAGCAGTAGGGGTGGTATTGAATTTCACACCATTTGCTGGAGCATCACCATTTTTCTATCAAGCTGGTGGCGCTTTGATCCTTGGTGGTGTTGTCCAAATGCTATCACCTCAACCAACCGGATTAGCCAGCAAACAAAGCGCAGACAACCGCGCCTCATACGCGTTCGGTGGAGTGACAAACACCGCTGCTCAGGGCTACCCGGTACCGCTGCTTTATGGTCGCCGGCGAATCGGCGGAGCGATTATTTCAGCCGGAATTTATGTCGAAGATCAGCAGTAGATAACAAACCTTTTTTCAGGCCACCTTCGGGTGGCTTTTTTATGGGCGCAATATGGCTACAGAAAAAGTGTTAAAGGGCCGCAAGGGCGGCAGTTCCAGTTCCCGAACCCCTACTGAACAGCCAGATGATCTTCAATCTGTAGCGAAGGCTAAAATCCTCGTTGCGCTTGGGGAAGGGGAATTTGCAGGGCAGCTAACCGGCAAAGATATCTACCTGGACGGAACGGCGCTTGAGAACGCCGACGGCTCCCAAAACTTCAGCGGTGTGACGTGGGCGTTTCGTGCGGGGTCGCAGGCGCAAAATTACATTCAGGGCATTCCCGGTACAGAAAATGAAATCAGCGTGGGTACAGAAGTATCAAGCGCTACAGCATGGACACGCACGTTCACCAATACGCAGCTATCAGCGGTTCGTCTGCGTCTGAAATGGCCCTCACTTTTCAAGCAGGAGGACGACGGGGATCTGGTCGGCTATTCGATTAACTACGCGATCGACCTGCAGACGGACGGCGGAACATGGCAGACGGTACTCAATACCAGCGTGACCGGGAAAACGACATCAGGTTATGAGCGCAGCCACCGAATTGATTTACCGCAGGCTGGCAGCACCTGGACAATTCGACTGCGTAAAATTACCGCCGATGCCAACAGCGCGAAGATCGGCGATACGATGACCCTGCAGAGCTTCACTGAGGTGATTGACGCCAAGTTACGTTATCCAAACACAGCGCTGCTCTACATCGAATTCGACTCCAGCCAGTTTAACGGCTCTATCCCTCAGATCTCCTGCGAGCCCCGCGGCCGCGTAATCCGCGTGCCAGATACTTACGACCCAGAAACCCGTACCTACAGCGGCACATGGACCGGTGTGTTTAAATGGGCATGGACGGACAATCCCGCGTGGATTTTTTACGATCTGGTTGTTTCTGACCGGTTCGGCCTCGGCCACCGCTTAACAGCTGCTAACATCGATAAATGGACGCTTTATCAGGTTGCCCAGTATTGCGATCAGATGGTACCTGACGGCAAAGGGGGTAACGGTACCGAACCGCGTTATACCTGCAACGTGTACATTCAGGATCGGAATGATGCTTACACAGTCCTCCGCGATTTTGCTGCCATCTTCCGTGGCATGACCTACTGGGGTGGGGATCAGATTGTGGCCCTGGCAGACATGCCGCGCGATGTAGATTACAGCTATACGCGCGCTAACGTTATTGAAGGGCGTTTTACCTATTCGAGCAGTACCACGAAAACCCGCTATACCACGGCGCTGGTGTCATGGTCCGATCCGGGCAACGCCTACGCCGATGCTATGGAGCCCGTATTTGAGCAGGCGCTGGTTGCGCGGTACGGTTTTAACCAACTGGAAATGACCGCCATCGGCTGCACCAGACAGTCAGAGGCGAACCGAAAGGGGCGCTGGGGCATTCTCACCAACAACAAGGATCGTGTTGTTTCGTTTGATGTCGGTCTGGACGGAAACATACCACAGCCGGGGTACATCATTGCCGTGGCAGACGAGCTGCTGTCCGGAAGGGTTATGGGCGGCCGCATCAGTGCCGTAAACGGTCGCGTTATCAAACTTGACCGCGTTGCTGATGCAGAAGCTGGTGATCGCCTGATTCTCAACCTTCCCTCAGGAGCGTCACAGAGCAGGACCATTCAGGCTGTGAACGGCCAATCAGTCACAGTCACTACTGCATACAGTGAGACCCCACAGACCGAAGCTGTTTGGGTGGTTGAATCTGACGAGCTTTACGCGCAGCAGTATCGTGTTGTCAGCGTTTCTGATAACGATAATGGCACTTTCTCGATTACCGCCGCATGGCACGACCCGGATAAATATGACCGTATTGATACCGGAGCCATCATTGACCAGCGGCCGGTGAGTGTGATCCCGCCGGGTAACCAGTCGCCGCCTTCGAACATCGTGATCAGCTCGTTTTCCGTGGTGCAGCAAAATATCAGCGTTGAGACCATGCGCGTGAGCTGGGACCAGGCGCAGAACGCTATCGCCTATGAAGCGCAATGGCGCCGCAATGACGGGAACTGGGTTAACGTGCCGCGCAGCTCCACCACGTCATTCGACGTCCCGGGGATTTACGCCGGACGCTATCTGGTGCGCGTGCGTGCTATTAATGCCGCTGAAATTTCCTCAGGATGGGGATATTCGGAAGAGAAGACACTGACGGGCAAAGTAGGAAACCCACCTAAGCCAGTAGGATTCACGGCCACGGGTATTAACTGGGGCATTCGTCTTAACTGGGGCTTCCCGGCAAACACTGGCGATACGCTAAAAACGGAAATTCAGTACACTGCCAACAGTGACTTTTCAGACCCACTCTTGCTCTCAGATGTGCCTTATCCATCTGCGGAATACACCCAGCTCGGCCTTAAAGCAGGGCAGGAATTCTGGTACCGCGCGCAACTGGTAGACAGAACGGGTAACGAGTCCGGGTATACCGACTGGATCAGGGGGATGTCTAACGATAACGCCGATGATTATCTGGGTGATATTGCAGACGATTTCCTTACCTCTGCTGATGGGGAGCGCCTCACTGGTGACATCGATACCAACATTGAGGGAATTCTTCATAACGCTCTGGCGAACCACGGAACAGTCGAGCACCAGTGGGCACAATACGGGGAAGTGCGTGCCGATATTCTGGTTGTTAAAACGACCATTGCTGACGTGAGCCAGGCAATGGCGGAGATGTCCACTCAGGTGCAGGCGCAGTTTAACGATGTGACGGCAGCTCTTGAAGACAAGCTGACGGCAGTCGTGGACGCCACCGGCGCATCAGCCATTTATACGCTGAAAACGGGTGTCAGGATTAATGGCGTGATGTACAACGCCGGGATGTCGATTGCCGTCCTGGCTGAGGCAGGAAAACCGGTAGTAACTAGGGTTGGTTTTAACGCTAATCAGTTTGTGCTGATGAGCGGCAGTGGTGACACCCAGTACTCTCCATTCGCTGTAATCAATGGCCAGGTATTTATCAGCTCAGCGTTTATTCAGGATGGCAGCATTACTAACGCGAAGATAGGTAATTACATACGCTCATCAAACTATGTAGCTGGTCCTGGTGGTGCCGGGTGGAATATTGATAAGGGCGGGAATTGTGAGCTTCATGGGGCGCTTTACGCTACCAGCGGCAACTTCGCGTTCACCGGTAACGGTAACGGCGTCACCATTGACGGGAAGGGAGTAAAAGTCGACCTCGGCGGTGGTGATATGATGATTCTTGGGGAGTGGCCATAATGCCAAGAGGATTACGAATACCTTATAACGACGGAGGACCGGCAATGGAAATAACAGCCGGGCTCCGCTGCCCTTCATTTTGCCAGAATGTTAGCGATGCCGGTTCGGGGAACCAGTTCACAATTAACCAGCGAGTTGATGGAAGTCAGATCGTCCTTATTCCGCGCAATACTGTCGACAGATTTTGGGTTGGCACCAATCTGATTCCAACCATTGTCATGCTGGATGGTTTTACCGTAAACGGCAATACCATGACCATGAACAACTGGCGGAGTGATGGCCTTGGGAGCTCTCGTACTTTTGCCTCATCAATCTGGCAAATTCTACCGACCTCTTCAGGTAGGGGGTTGCTGATTAAGGACAGCACGGATTTCCTCTCAATCACTGATGCCACGATGTCGGGATACTGCGTCTGGCGCGGTACCGTCACCTTCACCGGAAGCTGGTCTACCCCAACGACAAACATCTCCCGCGATCGTTATATGGTGTTCGCCAAATGGAGTGCTGATAACGTCACCATCGAATTCGACGGCTCGAATATTATTGCAACAAAAGACCACTCCGGCCTCGATCAGGATGCTACGGTCACCATGCAAATCGCAATTTTTGCCAGTGGCGTAAGCCCGACGCCTGGGAGGGGGCTAAATATCATTAAGGGTGGTGTCTGTGTATTCTCCACCACGCGCAGGCCATTTGTGTACCGGAACCAGACCTATATACCATCATGGTCAAATACCGATATTGGCGAGGGCATGATTTTGCTTGGCCGCTATGGCTATAACAGCGAGGTTTACACCGGCTGGGACTATTTGAAATGGGCGGGCCTGATCCGCAGCGGCAATCTGGTGCGTGCCGGGAGGGGAAGAAATGCTGCTTCGTGGACATCGAAATACAGCGTCGTAGGACGAAGGCTGACAAGTCTATCCATCCCCGTTATTGATGCAATTTACTGACAACCCGCTCCGGCGGGTTTTTTATTATCTGAATTCAGGAGTCCATTATGTCGGCAGGAACCATTACCCTGACAAACGGGTCCGCCATTGTTGGCGGTTCCGGAACCTCATTCGCAACAGAACTCACCGCAGGGGACTTCATTGTCTCTACTGTGGGGGGTGTTCCTTTTACGCTGCCGGTGAAATCAGTCGAGAGCAATACCCAGCTGACACTGGTCATCAACTTTACCGGGCCAACGCAATCCGGTGCGGCCTGGTCAGCGGTCCCGCGCGTGGCGCTGAACATGGTAACTGCTGCGCTGGTGGCGCAAAGTGCTGAAGCACTGCGTGGACTGAATTACGACAAACAGAACTGGCAGCAGGTTTACAGTGCCGCTGGAAACATCACAGTGAAGCTGCCAGACGGCACTACCTTCACCGGCCCGTCATGGAAATACCTGTCTGACAATATGGCGACTAAGAACGGCGGAGCCGTACCTGTTAATCAGGGCGGTACCGGATCGACAACCGAATCAGGTGCACGCACAAACCTCGGTTTGGGAAGTGCAGCTCTGAAAAATGTTGGTTTAAATCCTGGAGACATTGCAACCGTCCATTCCGGGCGAGGATCATCAGCAAACCCAGTTCAAAAAATCTGGGATGGGATATATGAGCCGGGAGTAGCTGGGGCATTGTTTCCTGAAAGTTGTGTAATTCAGGTATTGCCGGGTCCGACATCATCTGAGTGGGGAGAATTGGGTATAGGGTATGGGCAGTCAAACAGGGCGTTCATTGCAAAGGCATCTTACAGTTCCACAATACCTACTGGAAATATTACGGTGATGGAGCTGTGGCACTCACATAATACAACGGTCGATGCGAACGGTTTTCTTAAGCGAGCTTCTCCAGTAGTGAAGATCTTTAAAGATGGCGATTATGAAACTAACGACGAATCAGCAGGGGTTACTGTCACTCGTCTGGATGTCGGCCAATATCTGATTGAAGGTTGTGAAGCACTCAATTCAGACGCTGCCTGGGGGGGGATCGACGGAGGGTTTGAGATTCCCACAGACCGGAATAAACAACCGCTGATTTGGCTGGATTATGAGGTTAATGCCGATGGTTCTGTGTTGGTCAAAACCTATCATCGTACACACTCTGATGCACCAGCATTCGCCAGGAACGAACAGGACGGTATAAACGATGGAGATCCTGTCGATATCCCTGCTGATCAGTTCGTCTGCGTTCGGGTAGAAATGCCGACTGGTTGTTTATTCAACCAAAAAAATAAAGTTGCTGAGACAACTCCCGACTTAAGTTGAAAAATTTACAAACGGCATAATTCGAAGCGCGTGAGAAACTTAGAAACGAAACGGCGAAGCTTTAAGCAGTGACGGTAGGGCCTGTATCTTGCGGACACTTAGAAATAAAACTACTGTATATAAAAACAGTATTTAGGGTGTGTATTATGGAATTCATCAGGCCAACAGAACTGCGAGAAATTATCGCTCTCCCGCTTTTCAGTGACTTAGTTCAGTGCGGTTTCCCAAGCCCCGCAGCTGATTACGTTGAACAGCGTATCGATCTCAATGAGTTACTTGTCGCTCATCCGAGCTCCACCTATTTCGTCAAAGCCGCAGGTGATTCAATGATCGAAGCCGGGATCAGCGATGGTGATCTGCTGGTGGTGGACAGCTCGCGCACAGCTGAGCACGGTGACATTGTCATTGCCGCGGTGGAAGGGGAATTTACTGTTAAACGCCTGCAGCTACGCCCGACAGTCCAACTCATCCCAATGAATAGCGCCTACAGTCCGATTGTTGTAGGCAGCGAAGAAACGCTTGACGTGTTCGGTGTCGTAACTTTCATAGTTAAATCTGCGAGCTGAACATGTTTGCGCTCTGTGATGTGAATTCGTTCTACGCATCATGCGAGACGGTGTTCAGGCCAGATCTGAGAGGGCGCCCGGTTGTCGTTCTCTCGAATAATGATGGCTGCGTAATCGCGCGCAGCGCCGAGGCCAAGGCCGCTGGAATTACTATGGGAGAGCCGTTCTTTAAGCAAAAGGAGTTGTTCCGGCGCGCTGGCGTGGTTTGCTTCAGCAGCAATTACGAGCTTTATGCTGACATGTCCAACCGGGTAATGACGACGCTTGAGGAAATGAGCCCCCGCGTCGAAATTTACAGCATTGACGAGGCTTTCTGCGACCTTACTGGCGTTCGCAACTGCCGGGACCTGACCGAGTTTGGCAAGGAGATCCGCGCTACGGTTCTGAAGCGTACGCACCTTACCGTTGGCGTTGGCATTGCCCAGACAAAAACACTTGCTAAACTCGCCAATCACGCTGCAAAGAAATGGCAGCGGCAGACGGGCGGGGTAGTTGACCTGTCAAATATCGATCGGCAGCGTAGGCTGTTGGCGATCGTGCCTGTAGAGGATGTTTGGGGTGTTGGTCGCAGAATCAGTAAGAAGCTAAATGCCATGGGCATCAAAACGGCGCTGGACCTTTCCGAGCAAAGCACCTGGATTATCCGCAAACACTTCAATGTTGTACTTGAGCGAACCGTCCGGGAACTGCGCGGCGAGCCCTGTCTCGATCTGGAGGAATTTGCGCCTGCAAAGCAGGAAATCGTCTGCAGCCGGTCATTCGGCGAACGCGTTACCGACTATGAGCAGATGCGCCAGGCTATTTGCTCTTATGCCGCCCGCGGAGCTGAAAAGCTCCGCGGTGAGCACCAGTATTGCCGCTTTATCTCAGCGTTCGTGAAGACCTCTCCCTTTGCGCTTAACGAACCATATTATGGTAATAGCGCCTCAATGAAGTTGCTCACTCCAACGCAGGATAGCCGAGACATTATCAACGCCGCGGTAAAGTGCCTGGACAAAATCTGGCAGGATGGACACCGGTACCAGAAAGCCGGCATTATGCTCGGCGATTTCTTCAGCCAGGGTGTGGCTCAGCTTAACTTGTTTGACGAGAATGCGCCGCGAGCGGGTAGCGAAAGGTTGATGGAGGTTCTCGATCACCTGAACGCTAAAGACGGTAAAGGAACCCTTTACTTTGCCGGGCAGGGAATACAGCAGCATTGGCAGATGAAACGCGAAATGCTGTCGCCGCGGTATACGACAAGATATTCAGACTTGCTAAGGGTTCGATGATTTTCCTGATGCCTCGGTCCGCTTTGTATTAGAGACGGACGTTGAATAAGATTATGTTATGCTATTTTATGATGTGCTGGTATTGGATCATCAGATACGCTAAGGATCATTTATGTCTTCACAAAAAAAAATAGAGCGCTTCGTGGCAACGGACGTTAACGGTGCCATCTGGTTGCGATTGAAACGACTCACAAGCTCGCAACTTTGTAAAAAAATAATCCAAAACAATCATCCCTCGCTACAAGAAGATGAATATATTAATAAATCGGTTGGAATGTCATCTGCAATAAGAAGTGCAATCGGATATTGGGAAACCCAAAATGGGGGGTTGAATTCAAAAATCCTCTCCAGATATTATGCTTTATTGCAGCTAAGTTTGGCTGAGCAAATTTCATCAGGAAACCCTAAGGATGATTTGAAAACTGTCCAAAAGCATACCGAATCAGGGCATGGACTATTTACGAAGACTGTTGATAATGCAACCTTCCCTGATAATATATTTATTGGGTGTGTTAGGAGTGGACATTTTTATTCTTATGCAAAAAGTATTGGCATTGACATTAAAAAATATTCATCCGAGCGACGCCCACGGGATGATGAAGAGTTAAAATCGTCATGCACCTATACATTGACTGATTTATTAAGACGAATTCCTGAATTAACCCTTCAAATAAAAGAAACACTGGGTAAAAGTCCACTTTCATTCCAGATTGGGCATGCAAGTAGAAACATGTTATTAAGATCAAGAGGATTGTCACCGAAAGGATTATCAAGAGTGGCACCAGAATTTCCTGGGTTTACATATGCGGCAATTTATCCGAAAGGTGCCGAGGTTACTGCTGAAGAATTAAATGCTTTTAACCTTGGGATTGATGACATTGAAAAGGAAACTGAGGATAATCTAACTAGATTTGATGATGGCCATTTCGTAGGAAAAGTATTTCACCCTGAGGGTGAATTATGGTGGGATCATGTTTTAACGCACAAGTCGGGATATTGTGGAACAAGTGCTATAGTACCTTTCTGGGGAACGCAAGATCCATTTGTTTTGCACTTGGTTGTTTTTTATGCCCTAAGCATTATCGTAAGGTATCTTCCAGATACTTGGTATGAAATAGAACATGGTAAACTCGATTATATGAGTTCTCTCTTGGAAGATTACTTGGCTATTTTTGATAGCGTTCTGCCCAAACTCACTGTAGAAAGGTTAACAAAAACGCAGTTAATTGTGACTTCACCTGACAGCATGAATTCTCCCATATAGCTAAAAAAAGAAAAATAAGGTGTAGTTTAATACTATGAGTTTAATCGGATAGCCTCGGTCAGCTCCGGTCCCTGATTCTTCACATTACCCACGGCGCGCGTCACGGCGTGCCAGATAAACTTGTCGGCTGGTACGGCACCGTCGGCCGCTATCTCTTCTGCTTCTTTCCCGCCTATATCCTGGCTCATCCATTCGCGTGCCGCTTCAGGTGACAGAACCAGTGGCCTGCGGTCGTGAATGTCGACAAGACCTTTGTCAGCTGCAGACGTCACTATCAGGAAACCTTCTGCTTCATCGCCGCGCTCAAACGGTGTGCTGCCGATCGCTGCCATGAAAATGGGCTGGCCGTCGGCACGGTGGATGAAGTAGGGCTGTTTTTTGCCGCCTTCCTTCTTCCATTCAAACCAGCCATCAGCGAAACAAATCGCCCGACCATGCTGCCAGAGAGGTTTGAACATGCGGCTTGTAGCTGCTGTCTCGACTCGGGCATTTATCAGTGGCGCTTTATCCCACCACCCGGGCGCATATGACCACAGGACCGGATCAAGATGCAGCTGCTCGTCGCGTTCGCTCAGCAGCAGAACTCTAGTACCTGGCGCGACGTTGTAGCGGCCAATAGGCTCCGGGTCGTATGCGATGTCGCGATCGGCTTCTTCAGCCAAATAGGCAAGATATTCTTCACGGGTTTGTGCTTGTGCGAAACGTCCACACATAGAAACCTCCAGCCTGATGCAAACTGAAAGTATAGGGCAGGGAGAAAAAGTAGAGCGCGCTGGTTAAGTCTTACAAACGGATTCGTGGCGATTATGCTGAGCAGAAAGAGAGGCGTAAAGCGATACGTTGTGAAACTGGAAGGACCTACGTAAAGTTTCAACAATGATAAAAGAAAAAACTAAACCCGGTAGGGGAGCCGGGTTCACTGTGATGACAGTAAAGGAATTCATTCATTTGTAAGCCACATATCAGACTCTTCAAACATATCCTCCAGCATACGGTTCAACTTTTCACGATCACTTTTGCTTGCATCACTGTTCAATCCGTTAGCCTGCATAGGTTTTACCTTCACTTCAGCATCAGGGAATATGTGATGAACTCTCTTCGTCAGCTCAGCCAAAATAATTTCTCTGGCACCATCCAAACCTTGGACATTTCGCTTATCGTAAACCAACTCAACGAACATAACAGTCTCCTAAATTTCTATGAGAGGAGGTTGTATTTTTACTGTAAATATATACAGTGTCAAGGTGAGTGAAACGATTTCCAGGATGTGCTTTTTTCGTCTGTCTGAACATAAATTGCAGGTAGTTATTCCCCAGTTATTCCCCAATGTTTCCCCACAAGAAATTTGCCAATAAAAAACCAGCCATAAGAGGCTGGTTTTCAATGTGTTTTTGGTCGGCACGAGAGGATTTGAACCTCCGACCCCCGACACCCCATGAC